ACAGCAAAAGCTGAGGATGTAATCCCCTGATAATCTAAGGGGACTTTTCTTATTTCATTATATGGATACATAATTACTCCTTTTTGTCAATATTAACGCCATTAATTTTAAGCGTTGTGTTAAGAGAGCCTCGCTCTCTGTTAGCTTCTGTCTTAATTTGCATACCAAATGCATCGCCATTAGGCTTTTTAGCTACTGTAAGTGATAATATTTTACTTGCATTATATGCGATACGAAACGAACCACGAACAGATGATATATTCATACCTTCTGACATAGCTTGTTTAGTAATTTCTGATACTGCAAATACTATTATATTATTCTTAATAGCAACTTCAGTTAATGCACCAGCAATTTCTTCCATCTTCATATTTAAATCTCTATGCTTAGAAGGCATTAGACCCATATGGTCGATGACTACAATTTCTGGTTTAACAGGCAACATACTTATCTTTTTAGCTAGTTCTACAGCATAACAAGGGGCATAATCTACATACAACCATTTAAACTTATCGCTAAAGCTATTTAAAGCTCCACTAGCATAATGTTTACGTAATTGTTCTTCATCCCATCGTTGTTCTATTTGTATAAATCTAGACCATATCTGTCTTGGAGACATTTCCATCTCTAGAAAATAAGTAGGTTTCTTTAATGCATTTACCCAGTTTTGTAATAACATAGTCTTCATAGATTTAGGTGGTGCTTGTATAACAACAAGCTCGCCAGGATATATAGGAAAATCTACACCATATAGTTCTCCTAAATTAACAGGCTTTACATCTCCACTTAAAAAGCTAACGAGACTAGCTTCCATATCATTAGCAGTCATTAGGCTTTGTGATTTCTTTGATTGATATAATTTGCATGAAGGTTTACAAAAACTATCCATAATATTATCCATACAACCATATCTATAACCTTGACCACCATGACCTTTATAGCAATCAGTAACAATTCTATCCATCTCTGATTTTTTAAATGGATGGTCATCACTACTAACTCTATTACGCCAATCTTCCATTATTAATCTCACAGTATGTTCAGGATAACGCCATCTAAGCCACGCAGCAGTACGCAATGCAACTGCATGTCTGTTACCAAATGATGTTCCTTGTAACATTGTAGATATACATGGATGATTTACTGGGTCTGGATTTTGTCCCATATTAGATTGATAGACTTTAGTTTCTTTCTTTTTATTTCTAGCCATACAATCAAAGACAGGATTAGCTGCCTCTAATATAGGAATTGTAACATCTCTTCTTGGACGTTGAGCTAACTCTTGAATATCAAGTGCATTATATGCATCCAACTCTCCCTTTTTCAAGAATACTTTCCATAATTTTGACTTAGTATTTAATGTATTATTAAGTCTGATTATTCTAGTTTTATCTGTGACGGATGGGTCAGCATATGCAAATATGCCATGTTTGTTAAGCTCATCTTTTACTCTTAAATGTAAATCTTCACTAGGTTCATATCTAAAAGCTGTACTTGGGATGCCAAGATGAAAACCTCTACCACTAAAATAAGTATTATATGGAACATTCTTTTCTTCTAATAATTTACTTAAACTTAGTGCTTTCATTCTTGCTGTAGCAATATCTGTGCCATCTACATCTAACAAAAATTCATCTGGCATATATATTTTACCATTAAATCCTGATAGAGATTTATGTTTATTGAAATATTCTACTACATCCTTATCGTATCCAAAAAGAGAAACAAATGTATCTCGTGCTACATAATACCATAATGATGCTTTATCTGTTGTATCAAAATGGTGTCTATCGGCAAAGCCGAAAGCATATTCTCTTATCATTATATTTCTCCTTGGGGTTAAAATGGGGACTCACGTATTCCTTTGCTTGGGTCTATAGTATATTATATTAATAACCAAGACTTACAGGACGAGTTGATGTCCCCATTTATAGGGTTATTTAGAACGGTGAAGCTTCAGCTGTTGTAGCTGTTTTAGGCTTTCTACCTTCCATGTATTTTTCTGCTGCAGCTTTAATATTAGCTATACGGTCTTCTGTATAATTATCAACTACATTTTGGAAAGGAGCAGCAGGTGCTACCTTTTGACATACTTCTGCATATCCATTTTCATTCTTATAAAACAATACTTGTAGCTTTTTACCTTTTAATCCATCAGGGGTATCATCTACTGAAATTGTTTTCTTTCCATCATCGCTAGTACCTTCTTCTAAAATAGTAGGATTAGCACTTCTAATCATATTAGATACACTAAATTCTACACCATCTTGGCCTCTAGCTTCCCATATTCTACATTTAAGTGTTTCAGGATAATCTTCAAACCATAAATCTACAAAACCTGAACCATTAAAGTCCCCACGTTTTGCTTGACTTATTGTTACATTCTTCCAACCTTCACCAAATGAACTTCCTGTACTTTCTGTTATAGTAATTGCCATTACTTATTCTCCTTGTGTTTTATTATTAATTAATGTTTTACAACTAAGTGTTTTACCACTACCAGGTTCTCCTATAATAAGAATCTTTGCTGAATCCCAGCCTTTCTTCTTTATCACATCAAGTATTATCTGATAGTCTTGAGGCATTTCAGGTTCTAAAGCTTGACTTCTATCTTTTGCATGACAGAAATGTTCATCTCTAGCTGTTACCCAAACATATTCTCTTTCACCTTTCTTATTTTTCTTAACTTTAGTATATAATACAAAGTCAAACCATTTACCGACATCTACCTTAGTAGAGCCTTCGATATATGGCATCATTCGCAATACACCATTTTCATTGTCTTGTTCTGCTTTAGAATGACAATTAACTATTAAACTACATGGTATAGAGTTAGTAAAAGCAAAGAAACTATCTAGTTTATCCTTTAACTTACCCCATTGCTGTAGTTTTAACGCATCTTGTGAGCCTTTTAACTCTCTTGCGTATTTCTTAGCCATCTCACTAGCTGTATCAATGACCATACATTCTACTTTATGGCCATCTTTAGGCACAACTTTTAAAGATGTCTGATTTACTTTAACACCATCTATATCTACAACTGATTCAACTCTTTCACGAGTCCACAGCTGTGCTATAAATGATGAAAAGTCTGAGAATGTATTAAACTCAAGTGGAGCATATCCAAACATTTGTTTAATACTATCTCTACTTCCTAGTGATTTATAACCATTTTCTAGGTCAACATATAGTGTTTTCATACGTTATTATTTCCTTTTTATTTGATTTTTAGTAAGTCTTAAATTTACAATTACTTATATAATAATAAAAGAAATATTACTAACTTGCATTATATGTATACTTAGCATAACCCTTTTTAGGTACAATACTAGTCTCAATATCATAACCTTGCTTACGAAGATTAAATATTAACGCACCTAACCTAAAACTTCCATATTTTTCTAAAGCCTCAAGTGGTGTTATACTACCATGTACTTGTAAGTGAGTAAGCACTTTTTCTTGTTTACTTATTTTCTTGTCCATAATACTCCTTTGCTGTTATTTTATTGTCTTTAATAGTATTCCAATTGACTGACTTAGGAAGATTATCCCAGTCATATCCTAAATCATAACCGTAATCTGATAGCCAATCTTGTGCTACATCTTTTACTCTACCCATTTCTTAATTCTCCTTATTAATATCCATTCACCAGTATGAGTAACATGATGAATAATTTTTTCTTGCATTTGTTTATTATTTAATTCACCATCTTCCCATATTTCTTCTTTAGGCACTTCTTCCCAGTTATTTACATCTTCACCCATATCGTTATCTTTCCACCATTGATATCTTTTATCTTCAGGTAATTCATTTACAACTGGTTTACATACACATACTTTATAAATACATTTACATTCAATCATATTAATCTCCTTAGAATATATATCTTATTGTTTGCCATGGTATGTTGTGATAATGTAGATTCTCAAACTTTTTAATGTAATCTTTCTTTAATCTATAGTAGTAACGTATATTATCACCTCCATATTCAGACGTTTTATCTTCCTGTAAGCTTGGATTCCACAAGAAATTTTCACCAGGTACATCATTATCTATATTATATTGATGCATTTCTTTATTATGAGTTAGAAATATACATTCTGCTTTGATTTTATCTTTGATACTATCATCTACAATAGCATTTACTAATGTAAATAGCTCTTTATAATCTTGAACAAAGTCTTTATACATAATAATAGGTGAATAATTTAGATGTACATCGTACCCAGCTTCATAAAAATCATTAACAGCTTTAAGTTTGTCTATAATTTTGCTTGTGCCAGGCTCTAGTACATCAGACATTACTTGTGGCATTACACTAAATCGTATTCTAACCTTACGATTAGCGTTATATTTTAATAAATGTTTATTTACATACTTAGTTGCTGCTGTACCCATAGCTTTATCATTATTTTTAAAGTAATCAAATAGTTTTTCCCATTCGTGATACTTTGCATGGGCTACATAGTCTTCGTTGCAGCTAAAATCATAAGTATAATATGTTTCGTGTGTTTGATTAGGCTCTTTAGGCCAATCAAGTAGCCATAAATGTCTATCAAGAGCATCTAATATTGCATTTGTATTCTTAGCAATTGCTAATCCATGCTTATTATGTCTTCGCATATAACAATAACTACATTTATATATACAGCCATAGCCAAAACTGGGCGTTATATAGTCACTACTACGACCTGAAGGTCGAATAATCATTGATTTTCTATTTATATATTTCATTCTTACTCCTGTATAAGGGGTCTGCAACCTTGGCTATCAGCTATTCGTCACAGGATTTACTGCAGACCCTATTATATTATTTAATCTTTCAATCCTAATACTGGTAAAACATCTTGCTCTTTACCTGTACCATACCATAATGCACCACCGTCATTACCTTCATCATCTGCTTGTAATATTAATCGTGTACCATTATCAAGAACTATACATACAGGTCTAGAATACCAATCATAATCTTTAGCTTCTTCAACACCCATATATTCTACATCAACTATTTTACGTTTAAGTAATACATCACGTGCTTTTTCATTCCAATATTCTGGTAAATCCATTATTTATTCTCCTTTGTAAGCCATTTTTCAAGTTCAGAGCGTTTAAAAAGTAATTTACCAGTAGTTTGAGATGCCGATAATTTATTATCTTTTACATGTCTTCTTAATGTTGCAGTAGATACACTACAATATTTAGACGCTTCATTGACACCTATCCATTTATCTGTTGCCTCTTTATTTAGTAAAAGATTCTTAACATCATTTATTAAAGATACTATTCTTTCAACATTTTCCATTGTTTTCTCCTGTGAGTTGATATTTATTATTAGTGAGATACTTATTGAAGCATTATTAAGCTTTTTTCTCATTCTATGGTAGTGCTTATAACTGGTTTTCTGACGAGATATAAGTTCCTGGAATAAACTTAGGCTAACTTCTCAGGACTGCCATAGCTATAGTTAGCTACTTATATATGCTTTAGAGCTGTACCACACAATAACGGGCCATTAAGGATATATTGTTCACCTCACTCTATAATTTAAAGGGGGCTTGACCCTCGTTAGTTAAATACCCCTAGCATTGCCATCGGCATTACATCAACTCGCCTGTCAATATCCCCCTTTTTTCGACGAGACAACATCCAGTTCCCTGGTGTTACCTATATCTAAATTTGTGTGGACGATTTATTTATAGTGATACGCCCACGCCTCACTTGCATAGAGTCTAGCCGATTTGAAATCCACCAGACTCGGAGCAGAACAAAATAAAGTCTTGCAGATGACCCACGCTAAATGGATACATCATATCAAAGTCTTTTGGGTCACCATGTTCATCTTTTTCACATTGTTCATAAGATAGTTTTATTTCATTTTCATAATGAGCAGCTGTACCGTCATCAATAGTTTCTTGTAGACGTTTAGCTATAGCACTAGCTTTCTCTTCAGATATCTCGTGCATATCATTATAACTACCACCTTCTAAATCTTCTTCAGTTAATTCATCACAATAGTCAAAAGCATAAGCCCATAGTCTACGCCACCACCATACATTAGAACGAAAATATATACCTGGATTTTCTTTCTCTCTTAACGTCATTTCACTATAATAAGTTTTCTCTAACTCATCTTTAGCTTCTTTAAATATTGCTTGTCGCTCATCCCAATTCATACCTTCATATTTATTATATATAGGATATTTATCTTCGTTTATTTCTCTCATTACTGGATTCATACCATGTAAATCAAATCCCATTGTTCTTACTCCTTATGTTAGTTAATTAAATTTCACCCTACACTTGACAGAACCACGTCTTATTTTTCATATCTGCATTTAGTTGCAACTCGCTTGGACTAGTGTAGGGATTTTAGCTAAATCTAGACCCCAAGTAGTCTAGGAGGAGCATCTTGGGGCAATGTGTTTATCAACACTTAAAGACTGTTTAAATCCTCACCAGTAGTTAACTAGTTTGATTGGTTTATTCAGCTCCTGTTAATGGGTCTGTGGCAGTGCGTGAGAAGTGTTCCGAGAGTCCTAGGAACTCTGTCGCTTAACTTGCATGAGTACTTTCTTCGTGCCATTAACTATTGCAGCACACGCTAATGTGCTTTAATTTATATCCATCTCCATCATAAATGGTTCAACATCTTTACCACTATCAAATTTATGGATAAAATCTGCTACTACTTTCCATTCACATTTAGATTTAGGTGAAACACCAAACATAAATTCCATTTCTGCATTATTATTATGATGATGTACATTTATATCGTTATCATGAACAGTAACTATTACATTCTTTGTATCTACTTCATAACTATCACACATATCCTGCTCAACAGCATCTTGTATTGCTAACGCTATGGGACAATTACATTCATCTTCTTGAATACCATTTTTTATATGTTCTTCGGTTACCTCAATCCACATTATACTTAGCCTCCATTTCTTTTTGGTCTAGCCAATTATCATAGGCATCCATTTCAGTTTGGTTTTCTTCTATCTGTTGCTTTAATTCTTTCTTAAATGTTTCTATATCATCATCAGCGTCTGCTTTTAATAAACGTAACGCTGTCTTTAGCATTGCTGTGCTATCAGCTAGTTCTGTGTAACTCATTTCTTTAATCTCCTTAAATTTAATTGATACTTATACCGTACTCGTTTAGTAGCCTGCTTGATAGAAATGTGGGTATACTCAGAATCTGAGACATTCCTACCAAGGGCTACATCTTTACGGTTTATATAATGAATAAACTCGCTTGCTCTCATCCTCCAAAGTACTCTTTTAAATCACAATAAATAGCGTGCATGATTTCAGTATATCTTTCTTCATTGACACGTTCATTATTTATTTCTCTTAGTTCTACAAATACTTTAGTGATAAGAGCTTGAAAGGGTTGTTCTAACCATGGCTTAGGAGGAGGTTCTTTTAACAACGCCTTATTTAGCTCGGATGGGTGTTCATTTATCATATGTTCCATAAGATTATTATCAGGTTGATTGATAAATATATCATCAACATATCTATTGTCTTCTTGCACACAGAAAGGACATGGTTCACCATTACCTACTGCTAGCATACTTGTTACATCTATTTCTCTAGCCATCGTTGTCCTCCTTTATAAAGTCTAATAATTCACAAAGAACAATTAGAACTTCTGAACTACCTGACCAATTAGCATAACCTACAGTTTCGTCAGGAGTTACAGTTGGATTCTGTTCACTATAACTTGCTCTTAATACTACTAAATCAAACCTTTTATATCTTTCACATTTATCTTCATACTTCTTGCATAATTGCCATATTTTATCTTTAATATTCATTTGTTCGCTCCTTTGTTTAATTATAAGAGAGAGAATGCCTTTCATCAAATGATAGGTATAGTTTTAAGCTATGATTTGTAGACTTTGTAGCATGCGATAAGCCTCTTAAAACAACGGACTGACATCTCTCTCTTAATTTGTTGGGCTACTAGTCGCTCCTTGACGTTCACCCACGCACCATTAGTCTTCGTAAGAATTACCATAAAATATATCTAGGATAGGACTGATACTCATACCAAATAGAACTATCCATATAACTACTAGAGGTTCGTAGTGTAGACCACGATACCAATGATTGACTACTAGTATAGTCATTAATATTTGTGCTACAATTGGGGCATATCTGCCGAATTTATCAAAAGAATCCATAGTATAATTACTCCTTATTGTTTAGGACACGTTTATTTATATATATTGCGTGTATATGTGTGTATATCAGTTTATATCAGGTAACATAAGCGTAACACCCCCACGTAAGCAGGGATGCTATGCTATAGAATTGCTATGCTATTGAGATAACCTCGTCAGCATTCATACTCCTCGCAATTTGCTCCTCCTCTGTGGCAGAACTCTCCACTTGAGAAGGATACTCTATGCTTTGAGAATCAAGGTTGTAGGTTGCGTCTCCAAAGCCCTCGTCTTGGTAGAGGTTAAACATCTCCTCGTCCATTTCATTACACCATAGGGTAATGTTGTTCTGGCCATTAGAGTCTTGGCCTTGCACGGTGATAGAGCAAGAGATGTTAGCTGGGCCAACACCAGTCACAGTAACCCTCGGGTTTGAAGAGTAAGCAAAAGCGTGCTTGTCCTCGCCTGTGGTCTTGTCCACCCAGTTGATACGTGTTAAAGATACTGGGATAAGATTGCCACCCCAATGAGATTTTAAAGTTGCTATAAGATTTCTATTCATTTGGATACTCCATTCAGGCTGAATTGCCTTGTTAGTTAAGTTGCCATCTAGTTTGAATTTTAACCCATTTTGGATTGGCAAAACCCATTTGGGGTGGGTATACCTCCCGAATATGGTTGTATAACATTTTGTAATAATTTTCAAAACTAGTCCTTGGATTTGTGATAGTACTCACATTATATTGAAAAGTTGTATGAGGCAATATTTTAAATATTATCACCCTAGAAGTACCCCTGCAATGGTTCTGCTTAGAGGGTCAGACGTTGGTTTTGCTCTCCATATAGGATAAAGAGTTTTTCACCTACAGCCTCTTAAATTGTTTTAATATAAATTTTAGTATGGGTCAATAGATATTACCCGATGAAGTCAAGATGAGATTGAGAGTGTCCCCTTGTGACTAATTAAGCTTGGCTTACTGAAAGTAAGCTCTTAGTGTACTGGCTAAAAGGAAATTTAAAATTAAATAGCTTTGCCTCAGGGGGATTCCTACGCCCAATACTACACGCAAATAAGATTTTGAGAATCTCATTTGCTTTTTGTATATTAATATTATGGATAAAGATAAAAAAGGTAATGTTGTTTATACACTCAAAATAAGTTTTAATCCTGATACTGACGAAGTAGATTATATTGCTGAAGGTATGGATGATGAATTTGACTTCACTCCAATTAACCCATTAAACTTTGATAGAGATTACACAGAGATAGTTACGTCCGAGGATATGGAAGCTATAAGAGAGTTGTTTGATATAGATATAGACTAATGAGACATTACACAGTAAATAAGTTTAAGCATACTGTATATGAAGATGATACAGAAGTGCCATCTAATCTAATTGTAAAAGAAGATTGGCGTACTGGAAATATAGGAGATTGGGTAAGAGCAGACGATGACTGCATTATTCAAATACTTCGTAAAGGTAAGATGCTTAGAAAAAAAGGTACTCGGTATTATGTAGGAACATGTACAGGTACTTTTTTAGTTTTACCTAAAACAAAGATGGATACAGACCGTAGGTCTAATATATACTCTTTTGGTGGGCATGAAACACCTGAGGAAGTAGTAAAGAATAGAAAAGAATTAACAGCCAATGAGGAACTTTTTGTTAAGTTCATGGCTATAGATAAAGATATGCCAGAGGAAGCGTATGTTAAAGCGTTTCCTACAAATAATAAAAGGTATGCTAGAATTAAAGCTGCTAACCTTTTACAAACTGAGAGGATAAGAACTCGCATGAAAGAAGACTTAAAACCAACCTTAGATGAATTAGGTATAGATGATAGAATGGTTCTAAGTGGAATTAAAGAAGAAGCTGTTAATGCTGAAAAATCAGATACTAGGCTTAAAGCTTTATTTAAATTATCTGATATACTTGACTTAGAAGAAAAGACTACTACTAAAGTCCAACAAGTTACAGGAGCTGTTTTCCAAGGATTTACTGATGATATGATAGAACCTGTAGAAAAATTAAAAGAAATATCTGATGGAAAATAGTAAGCCTAAGCTAAAGGCAGTTAGACTTGAAACTCCATTTGGTGCTATCGAAAGTGATAGTGGTAATCATTCTGTAGACGTTATTACTATAGGTGCATTATTAATTGTACTATATATATGCAAAAGGATATATTTTGGTAGATGATAGAAGAGGTAATTAGTTTATGGCTAATGTTAATTTTAATAATGTATCTAAAGCAGAAGAAGCATTAAGGCTTGCTAGCAAAGATAATATTGCATTTGGAAAATTATTTTTACAAGATGACTTTCTTAGAAGTGAAACTCCACCTTTCCATTATGAAATAGCCGATGTAATTTCAAACGAAGAACATAAGCAAGTAGCTATAATACTTCCTAGGGGTCATGGTAAAACAGTAATGACTAAGTGTGATATACTTAAATCATTTTGTTTTGCAGATAAAAATAATCCTTTGTTTTATGGATGGGTATCAGCTACTGCTAAATTAGCTACAGGTAATATGGATTATATTAAATACCATATAGAATTTAACGAACGGATTAATTATTATTTTGGTAACTTAAAGGGTAATAAATGGACCGAAACTGATGTGGAGCTTACAAATGGATGCAAACTTATTTCTAAATCGAATATCTCAGGGATTCGTGGAGGTGCTAAACTCCATAAAAGATACGACCTTATTATTCTGGACGACTTTGAAGACGAAAACAATACGATTACACCAGAAGCTAGAGCCAAAAACTCCAACCTTATCACTGCTGTGGTCTTTCCTGCACTTGAACCTCATACTGGTAGGCTACGTATTAATGGGACTCCTGTTCATTTTGATTCTTTTATTAACAACCTTATTATTAATCACGAGCAGTCTAAAAAAGAAAACAAAGATTTTTCGTGGAAGGTAGTTCTTAAAAAAGCAATAGAAGATGATGGCACTATGTTATGGGATTCATGGTTTGGTGCTAAGGAAATGGAACGTAAAAAGAAATTCTACGCTGATAGTGGACAACCCCAAAAGTTTTTCCAAGAATATATGATGGAAGTTCAGAGTGAAGATGATGCTATGTTTACTCGTGACCATATAAAATTTTATAAAGGTAACTTTATGCATGATGCTGATTCAGGTTTAGGTTATCTTATACCTGACGATGGAGATGCACAGCCTGTAAATGTATATGTAGGAGTTGACCCAGCAACTGATAGTGCAAGAAGAGAAGCTGATTATAGTGTACTACTTGCAGTTGCAGTTGATTTAAATAATAATGTATATATATTAGAATATTTAAGAAAAAGAGGAATACCTGTATTAGGTATACCTGGTGAAGATAAGAAAGGAATAGTAGATTATATTTTTGATTTTGCGTCTAAGTATTCTCCACAGCTATTTACTATAGAAGATACTGCAATGAGTAAGCCAGTATTCCAAGCATTAAGAGCCGAGATGCGTAGACGTAATAATTTTGATGTACGTTTTAAAGAAGAGTTGCCAGGAACTAGACTATCTAAAAGAGATAGGATACAAGGTATTCTTGCACAACGATTTGCAATAGGTCAAATACATTTAAAGAAAGATATGTATGATTTACAAAGAGAGATAATAACATTTGGTCCACGTATGAGTCACGATGATACTATTGATGCACTTGCATATGCATGTAAGTATGCACAACCACCTATTGGAATAAAAGAAAATAAAGATAGTTATTATAAACATAGACCAAAAGCTAAAAGCTGGGTAACTGCATAATGGATATATTTGCATTATTAGAAACCTTTGGACTTCCTGTCGCAGGAGTGATAGCTCTAGCTTTCTATATTTCCAAAAAAGATAAACAAACAGAAAAAGAACAAAAATGGATAAGAGAAGAACTGTCTAAAGAAAATAGAGAATCATTCCAACGACTAGAAGATATTATAGATAAAGACTTTAGAGGTATAGTTATTGGATTAATAAATGCACAAAAAGAAACTCAAATTAAAATAAGTGAATTAAATAGAAGTTACAAAGCTATCGTAGAAATTATGTGTATGCTAGAAGACAATGGTTTAAAAAAGAAATGGCTTGAGAAAAAAAACATAGAAGAAGACTGGTAAACTTTATTATATTACGTTTAAAATATTTAAGGAAATTAATGAAAGAATCTATAAAGGGCGTTAGCATTAAAGGGTTAAATAAAAGACAGCAAAATGCTATGAAAAGTCATAGTAAACATCATACTGCAAAACATATTAGAAGTATGGTTGCAATGATGAAAAAAGGAAAAACTTTTACTGCTTCTCACAAAGCTGCTATAAAAAAAGTTGGCAAATAAATGGCAAAAAGAACTGATAAAACTGCACAAAAAGTTAAACGATTATACGAAAATTCTAGAACAGAGAAAAGAATCCAATGGGAGTATATTAACCAAAAAGGATTTGATTTTGCTAATGATAATCAATTATCAGAAGAAGAAAGAATTGCTTTAGAAGAACAAGGTATGCCCACATTTACTATTAATAGGATTATTCCTGTAGTAGAAATGTTAAATTTTTACGCTACTGCTAAAGACCCAAGATGGCAAGCAGTAGGAAGTGAAGGAAGTGATACAGATGTTGCAGCTGTATTTTCAGATGTAGCTGATTATATTTGGTATACATCGCATGGGCAAACACTATTATCAAATGCTATTAATGATGCAATTACAAAATCACTAGGATATTTAATGGTAACAGTTGACCCTGATGCCGATAGAGGTATGGGGGAAGTAGTAATAAAACAACCAGAGCCTTTTGATGTTTTTGTAGATAACAAAACAAGAGATATATTATTTAGAGATGCTGCTTTTATTCTCATTCGCAAACTCCTTCCTAAATCCCATCTTATACAACAATATCCAGATAGTAAAAGAAAAATAATGGCAGCATCCTCTAATACAAATAGTTTTGACGATTTATCAGAAAAATCAACAGATAGAACGCAACATGATTTTCATTATAAAGAGATGGGAAGTAATGATGTATATGGAGATAAGCGAGATGATGTTGTAGAATTTTTTGAATTATATGAAAAAGAAAAAGTAGCATTTAGAAATGTATTTATGAAAGTTCCACCTAATCCAGAAATATTAGCACAGATAAAAGCACAAGCTCAAGAACAAGTTGCTAAAATGGAAGTAGAAATGGAAGTTTCTTTAAAAGAAAAAAGTATGCAAATGCAAATGGCTGTAGATAACGGAGAAATGCTACCTGAAAGAATGCAGCTTGAAATGCAAAAAGAAACAGAAATGATGATGCAGCAATTAAAATCTTTTGAGATTGAAGTTACTGCTAGACTTCAAGATGAAAATTCCAGAATTGAAAATGAAGTTATGTCAGATAAAGAATTTAATATTTTACTAAAGGATGAATCATTTAAATCAAATTTAGTAGAAGCAATTAAATTTCATGAAAATAGAATTAAATTATGTTGTATTGTAGGAGATAAAACTTTATATGAAAAATATCTTCCACTTACAGAATATCCAATTATACCTTTCCATTATAAATGGACAGGCACACCATTTCCAATGTCTGCGGTTGCACCTCTTATCGGAAAGCAAAGAGAGCTTAACAAAGCTCATCAGCTCATGGTGCACAATGCATCGTTGGGGAGCAGTCTTCGTTGGATGTATGAAGAAGGAAGTATTGATACAGATTATTGGGAAAAATATTCATCAGCCCCTGGAGCTTTATTGCCAAAAAGAAGTGGGTTTGATGCTCCACAACCAGTAATGCCTTTTCAGTTAAATAATGCATTTTTTAGTTTAACTCAAACAGGTAAAGGTGATATGGAATATTTAGCTGGTATATATTCTGCAATGCAAGGCGATACATCTGCATCTGCTGATATGCCTTATCGTGGTATGTTAGCTATGGATGAATATGGAACTAGAAGAATTAAATATTGGTTAAAGAATTGTATTGAGCCTGCACTTAGACAAGTAGGAGAGCTTGTAAAACAATATAGTCAAAATGTATATACTGCTCATAAAGTGTTTAAAATTGTTCAACCTGATAGCATTGAAGAAGAAAAGCAAGTAGAAATAAATGTTCCAGTTTATAATGATTATGGAGAAGTTATAGATAAATATATGGATTACTCTATGGCTAAGTTTGATATAAGAATACAAGCTGGTTCTACATTACCTGTTAATAGATGGGCATACTTAGAAGAATTAAAACAATTAATGCAGCTAGGAGTTGTAGATGATATTGCAGTTTTAGCTGAAACAGATATTAGAAATAAAGATAAAATTGTACAAAGAAAAAGTTTATATTCTCAATTGCAATCTCAACTAGAAAATCTTGAACAAGCAATAACTGATAAAGACGGTACTATTGAAACATTAGAACGTCAATTAGTTCAAGCTGGTATTAAAAATAAAGTTATGCAAGGTGCAGTTGAAGTTAATAAAAGAACTGAAGATAGTAAATCTAGCGTATATAAAGAAGAGTTAGAAAGTAAAGCTCAACAAAAGATGTTGCAGAAAAAAATGCAAGATACATCAAAAATGCTAGATGATTTAGAAAAAGTCCAAAGAAATAATTTGGAAAGTGAATAAGATTGCTATTAACTTATACACTAGATTTTTAAATAAAAAGGAGAAACCATATGTCAGATGAAATGACTTCAGGAGGCAACCCAGAGCAATCTGCAGCAGAAGATGCAGTATTTGGCTCTTCCGATTCATTCTTTGAAGCCCTTAACGAAGATGTTAATGGTATGGTAACCGAAGATAAGAGCGAAACAGTAGCTGAGGAAACTCCACAACAAGTGGACCCCAACAATGCCAACGTAGAACCTCAGGTTCCTAATGATGCTTTTCAAAAGCGTTATCAGGATTCCAGTCGTGAAGCACAAAGATTAAAAGCCCAACTTGATGAGTTGAAACCTTTTGTTCCTGTGTTAGATGCGATGAAACAAGATAGTGGACTAGTAGACCATGTTCGTGGTTATTTTCAAAATGGTGGTGAAGTTCCTGGTAATGTTAAAGAGCAATTAAAGCTTGATGAAGATTTCCAGTTCGACACAGACGATTTAGTTAATAACGCTGACTCAGATTCTAGAAAAGTGTTTAACACTATGGTAGATAAAATAGTTAGTCAAAGAGCGTCAGAAATACTTGAAAGAGAAAAAGCTGAAAATATTAAATATGCTAGAAAACAAAGAACTAAAGAATTGGCTTTAGATTTTATGCAAAGAAGTGGTATGAATGAAGACCAATTTGCTGACTTTGTTATATCGGCAAAAGAAAGATTTAGTAGCCAGCCTTTGTCTTTTGATGACATGTATGCTTTGATGAATAAACAAGACGTAAATAAAAACGTTGCAAATGCTACCAAAGAAGATATGCTTGCCCAGATGAAGAATGTTAGAGAAATACCTACTAGTCAAAGCGGCTCTAATAATGCAGGAGATAAAAAAGCCAGTCCAGACGATGGTATCTTTGATGCATTAATGGATGTCGATGGTAATCTCGATAACATGTTTGGCTAGATAAAACTAATCTTAAAGACTATCTAGCTTAACTAACTTCACACAAAAGTGTGGAAAGGATAGTCTCATGGCAGATTTATTCAATCTCGGGAATTTGGATGTCTCTCCTGTTTCTGGTAACGGACCTGGTGCAGGTACTGGTTTATCAACTGGAGATATGCGTAGACGGTTTAACTTTGGTGACAGAGTTTCCGAACTATCAATCGCTCAAGACCCATTTTTTCGATTCGTAAGTAAAGTGGCTAAAAAGCCAACAGATGACCCTCAATTCAAATTTACTGAAAAGAGAGGCTCATATCATAAAAGGTATGCATATGTAATGGGATTTGTTAGCAATGGTGCTGATGAATTTACAGATGCAGAACTAGACCAATCAGATGCTGGTGCAGCTGTTTCTGCAGTTGACCAAAATGTTCAATTGTACATGGCAACTGATTATAAATCTCAAGGTAATTTACAAAATGTCTTTGGAAATACTGCTACAGATGTAACTGTAGGTGGAACAGGAACTTCTCCTACATTTTTCTTAGCTGGACAAATTGTAAAAATACCAGTTACTGCAACAGGTGGTGGTGATGGACAGCCTACTGGATATCATTTGGTAAAAGTAACTAATGTAGAAGCTGGGTTAACTAAAGACAGTAAAGAGTGTGCTAGAATAGATGGCAAAATTATAAAGTTTGAATCAGGCAAAAATGAACTTGCTTCTTTCCATACTAATAATTTTAGTCCTGGTAACGCTGCTGGAGATGAAGTTACAGCTGACCAATCAATAGCAACTGTTCTAGAAGGATTTCGTTCATATGTTGTAGGTACTGCTCATGCTGAAGGTTCTGGTTATCCAGAGACTTGGCAAGACCAGCCTTACTCAACAAACTATGGAAGGACTCAAATATTTAAAACTTCTTTAGCTATGACTAACACAGCAATGGCTACTCAACTAAAGCATGAATCTAGTGAGTGGGCAAGAATGTGGAAAGAAAAGCTAATAGAGCATAAGTTTGATATTGAAACTTCTCTATTGTTTGGAACTCAGAATGACACACATTATACAACGCAAGGTGCTGTTGATTATATTATTAACTATGGTAACCAATTTAGTTTAAACACTTCAACTAAGACTTCAGATGATTTCTTAGATGATATGTCTAACTATATGGACCCTAGATATAATCAAGGTGGAGCAAATGTATTTTTTGTTAGCACTGATGTTTATAACTGGATGCATAAGCTAGGTGGATATATGTATAATAACGCTCTTATCGGTAATGCTACTGACAATAGAGGTGCTATGTATACATCTGAAATAGCTTTATCTGGTAAGAAAAAAGTATTTGGAGTAGATATTACTTCATTTACAACTCCATATGGGGATATGAATGTAGCTAGAAATATTCACCTTGATGGAACTAATGTAAAAATGCTTGGTATTGATATGAAGCATTGTGCGTATCGTCCACTAGTGGGCAACGGTATCAACAGAGACACTTCAGTTTACGTAGGTGTGCAAACACTCGAAAACTCTGGTGTTGACCGTAGAGTTGACTTAGTACTAACAGAAGCGGGAATGGAATGGTCAATGCCTGAAGCTCACGCTGTATGGTTAGGTTAGGAGATAAACAATGAGTGCTAATATACCTTTGTACGGACAAAATAAAGATGGTGGATTTCTTGGAAATCGTGTTGCTGGCAGAGTAATTACTACTTCTGGAGGTGAAAACCTTACATTGAGTGCAGCTGATGCTGGTTCTATTGTAGTAATTTCAGGAGGAGTAAATGGAGCTTGTGCTATTTCATTACCTCCAGGTGAAGATGGAATGGCTTTCGAGTTTTGGTTAAAAGCAGCTAATGGTACAGGAGACTGTGACATTGATGCTTATGACCCTGCAACTGGAACACATGACTATTTTCTAGGAATGGTAACACACCATGAAGCTAGTGCTGATACAAATACTCCATTTGCTGCTTCTACTAATGACCAATTAACATTGGTTGCTAGTAAAGGTGATGTGGGTGATGTAATGAAAATCGTTTATGGCGGTGGACATTGGTTGCTTACTGGGCATACAGGAGATGCTGATGGTTGGGTAGTAGGTACTGCTTCAGCCAATAATGGTTAATACTAATATAGTATTATAAACTAATCGAGTTTGCCTGTTTCGGCAGGCAGACTCACTTAGTAAAGGAATAAATGCAAAGTTTAGGTAAAAGAATAGTAGAGTTAATAGGAAAAAGTACAGTAATTACTACTTCTAGTACTCCAGTTAATGAAGAAGATATTTCTAATTTTATTAAAGATGGAATTAGAGATTTTACTTCTAAAATAATTGCGACACAAAACCCTAATTTATTATCAATGTTAAGTACAACTAAAATGGATATTGGTTCAGGTATATCTATTGATAATGGCTTTATACTTTCTGTAGTAAGGAATGAAGGTACTGCTAGTAGTGTAGAAAATCCTGCAACAGCTATAGATGCTTCTTTAAGAGGTAGAGTTTCTGATGCAAATAGTTTGTTCTTTCATTCTAAATATAATCCAGCTTATTATATATTAGATGGAGTAGTAAATACATTGCCTGCTCCTACAAGCTCTACTGATTATTCTAAAGTATCATATATATCATCAGAAGAAGCTGTAAACTCAGCTGATTATAATTCATTAGAATTAAACAATTTTCCAAACACATTTACAAATAATATTGTTGCATATGGAGCTGCAATGACATGTTTGGCTTATGCTTCTGATGTTCATAATAATATGAATAGCAATCTTACATTACCTACAGCACCAACAGCTCCAGTTGATTTAGCTGTGCCTGAAGAAGTAAATGGAATAGATTTACCTTCTGTTCCTGTATTTTCAGCACCTACATTAACATATAGTTTAACAAATGTAAATACACAAATATCAAATGAAGATATGGATTTAATAGATAAAGAATTTGAAGTTATCTCTAAAAATATGTCTAAGTTTGAAAAAGATTTAGAAGTTGCTAGAGAAAATTATACACAGCAATTAAATGAATTTAATAAAGAATTTGATAAAAGAGATAAGAATAATGAAAGAGCTATTAGCTCTAAGATTTCTGTACACAGAGAAAATGTTGGAAAGTATGAAAAGGAAATTGCTAAATATTCTGCTGAACTTGCATCTTACTCTGCTGAAATGAAAAAGTATATATCTGAATATCAATGGTATACACAAAAATATCAATTATTATACAATCAATATATGTCTGGGATAGCTCAAAGCAGACCAGCACAACAGCAAGCCGAAGCGTAAGGAGATATAAATGGCTTCTATAAAATTTTCAACAAGTGCTACACCAATTGAAGTTGCAACCGTTCAAGAAGGGACAGGTCCAAGTATAGCTGCTACTGAATGTTATGGTTCAGTTGGTGGTAATGGAGAAGTTGAATCAATAACAGTAGTATCTGGTGGTGGAAACAATGACGGATATACAGATGGAGCAAAGTTTTATCTTTCAGCTACAGCTGTAGTAGATGGTAGTGCAGTTGCTATAACTAATTTAGCTAGCACTAAATTTATATATTTTAAACATACAGGATTTCAATATAGTTCATCTTCTGCTTTAAGCTCTACTGCTAATACTGCAGATGTATTGACAATAACTGCTGGTAGTACAGTAATAGCCAGATTAAAAGCAGGGGAAGCTTTAATGCTACCTACTAGAGGAGCAACTGCTTTAGACCAATTTAAAATTAATTCAGGCGATGGAGCTAATTTAGATGGTAGTGTAGGTAGTGCTACTATAGCAGTTGAATTTCTAGCATTTGCATAGGAGATATATGACAGTTAAGGAATTAATGGAACGAGCAGGAGCTACACAAACAGGTAGAGCTATTGCTTATATAAAAGATGGGTTAGAAGATTTAAATATAAAGTTTGAAACTCATACTAATACAGAAAGAATAGATATTGCTGAAAATAAAAGGTTTTATGATTTTCCTAATGATATGGTAAAAGTAATTGACATAAGAATGAAAAATCATTTAAATGAAAAAGATGAATATAGAAGTGTTCCAAGAATGATACACAAACCTATTATTGTAGATGGAGATGATGTATAATGGCTAAAGAATATGCATATTATATAGAAGGAAATAAAGTAGCTATTGTAGAAAGAGATACTGCATTTGATAATAATGTAAATTCAAAAGAATATGGCCCAGGAGTATCAAGAGCTATGTGGAAATCTCCTAAAACATCTGTAACTGATGGGCTTGAAATAAAATATGCTTATAGTCCTAAATATAGGATAAATGATATAGGAGATAAATCTACTTCTATTACTGGATATGAAGAGTCAGATGGATTGTTAAAGTTTACGGGCTCAGGATTGTCTACGGATGCTGAAATTACGTATATTGTTATTAGTAATTCTGAAAAATGGAATGGTTTGCACAAAATTAAAACTCTAAATTCTAGTTATTGGATAGTAGAAACTATTTATAATGGAACAGATGTAGTTGAAAATCCTACTGCTCATACAGATATTAATGTCTTAAATGATGAAGCAGATACTATAGATATTCCTTCTTATTTAAGCAAGGCGTTGGTATATTACGTGAAGGCTAGACTAGCAGAAGACTCTGGCCAGATAGAATTAAAAGAATATAATATGAGAGAATATAAAAAACATATTGAACAATATGAATCATCTCTCATGAAAGGGCCTAGAATAATGAGTTCAGGTCCTTATGCAATTAGATAAAATAGTACATTCACGGTCAAGCTAAGACCTTAAAGTACAACTCGAAAGGAGAATAAAATGGCTGGACATAAAGGAAGAGGACTGCATTCATATACAGTCCAAGAAGCACAGAATGCAACAATGGGGCAGGCTGGAGCTATACTAACAAATGATACATCAAATGATATTGATGCACCTTCTAATCAAGTATTTGTAGCTTTGCAAATGGTAGAAGATGTAACCTTTACAACATTAACTCAAGAAGATAATAAATGGTTTGGCTCTGCTACTGGAGCTACTGATATTGATAGTAATGGTGATTCTACTTCTGGAATTACATTTCCAGCAGGTATGACAATATATGGAAGATGGACAAAATTTAATTTAAATGGTGGCTCAATTATAGCCTATATAGGATAATATGCCTAAGTTAGGTTTAGGTACAGGAATAGGTCGTTCAGGTATTGTTACTCCAGGTGTTGTAACAGATAGTCTGGTTATGAAACATATGTATCCTGCAGGAGCAGTACAGCCAGTAAGTGATGGTGCTGCATATTTTGATAGTACTGATGATTACATAGATTGCGGAGCATCTAACAGTATTATAACAGGAACAAATGTTACATATGCTTGTTGGGTTAATGTATCTGATGCTGACCAAGCTCGTTTAATAACTTCTCAAAAAGGTTCAGGCTCAACAAACCTTTCTTTAGGCATACATAATAACAATGGTGCCAATGTAGAAGGATATATTACTTTAATAGTTTGGGATGGTTCAAGTAATCATCGTTATGTTAATTTTGATGCCGACATAAATGATAATAAATGGCATCATATAGTTGCTACAACTACATCTTCAGCACAGAATTTATATTTTGATGGAGCATTAGTAGCAACACAATCACATACGTTTGGAAATTCGGTAAGTTCAAATATATTTACATTAGGTGCTATAAATGGTACGAGTGAATTTTTAGGTGGTTATATGGCTAATGTAGGAGTATGGAATAGAGTATTAACTCAAGCAGAAATAAAATCAATTATGTTTAAACAGTATGCAGATTTAACAACTACTGAAAAAACTAGTTTAGTATCATGGTGGAATTTAGATACAGCTTATGATTCATTTGTTCATAATGAAGCTGGTGGTTCTACTAGTATAGAAAATATTGCTTTTGACAATCATCATGGTGGTGGGAATATATATGGAAGTGAGCTAATATCTAATGGTGATTTTAGTAATGGAACAACTGGGTGGAGTAATCAAAGTAATAGTTGGGATGATGCTTTTGAAGTAGATTCTCAAAATAGATTGCATTTACAAGCTAGTTCAGTAGCTTATCCCCAAGTAAATAGTACTGGATTTAGTATTACTGGAGGTAAAACTTATAGAATACAATATACTGCTACAAATGTAAGTTCTACTCATAATATGTTTGTTGGTATTTATGATAATGCATCTGTAGCTTCTGCTGAATCCCCTTCAGATTATAGTGAACAAATCACAGGAACTGAAACAGTAGATACATATTTTTATGCTACCGACACTGAAACTGTATATTTAAAATTATGGATTAATAATAGTGGAACACCTTCAGGAGAGGCCTATTTAAGCAATGTATCGGTAACTGAGGTAAATGGAAATACAGGAAGTTTAAAATAATGCCAGCTACAATACAAAAAATATTAAAACCAACTAAATACAGAGCAGAAGATACTTCTACATCATTGCAACCTACTATTAATGTAATTAATGATGGAGGATTTAATACAGATGTTGCTGAAAGTACAACTGGAACATTTTGGAAAACTGGAGATGATTGGGTTGTAAGTGGTGGTTCTGCAACATGCACTAATGATAGTGGAGATTCAAGCAGTAATATAGTTCAAACAAATTTAGCACATCCTTTAGAAAATGGCGCTACTTATAGGGTAACTTTTACATTATCTGGATTTAATCAAACAAGTGCAGATGATAATCCTGATGGTACAGGAGGATTTAGAGTAAAGTTACATGCGGAGGCTGGAACTGTTGCTATAGGAGAAACAAGAAAAGCTAATGGAACATATGTTGAAGATTTAACTATTGCCTCAGGAAGTGGTTCAGCAGCTAATCAGGTTATTATACAAACTTATCAAGACCCTATGTCTGGAACTATAGATAATATTTCTGTTGAAAAACTAGAATTCTTTAGTAACAACAAT